CTACAGTACGATCGCGGTCTATTGTTTCCGGACGTTGCGAAGGACGGTAATTATTTACAGGGGGTTAAGCTCAATCTAACCAAGGATTGAGACGTCGACTTAAGTTTGGTCATTGTACCACTTTTCAACACGTTCGTCGAAGGACATGTCAAGGGCTGGAGCGTAAACTCCGGTTTGTTGTGCTACTCGTTTCATTTCTTCCATTCGAGTCTCGAATTCTTTGCGACCATGGGCAAAGAGTTCGTGTGCCGCTGTGGCAAACACCGATTGTGCTACACTCTCGCGAGATGCAGACTTACTTTTCACGTTCATGTGAAAAGGTTTGAAGATCGATTCAATCGAAAGTGCGCCAAGTTCTCTATCAATCTCCGGTATATAATGGGAGCGCCTTTTGAGGAAATCGGCTTCTTCTTCCTTTAGAAATGGGGTGATTTCATCCGATTTGTCCGGCTTAGTAATCTTGACATCATACTGTGCCAAATATGCTCGTTGAGAGGAAAAATTGTATTCAGCATGACTTTTCTTCACGGATCCAATATTATCATCTCCATATTTGATACTACTAACACAGTCGCGAAAACTCGGTTCGCATGGATAGACAGAAAAGAATCCCAACCTATCATATAACGCACCAGCGGCATTGTTCACATGCACTGTTAGTGTCCCTCCGGACACATTCATATTGTGTGCCATGAACATATTTCCGTTAGCGTCAATGACAGGTTGGATACTGTCTTGTACCAATGTTGTCATGATAGCGATATCCTCATCCGAATAGTCGCATGCCCTCGCAATATCAATAAAACCACAGTACACTGCGGTCGTAATTTGCGAAGACATACGCATATCAAACTTCGAATAATCCCAGCCAAAAACTAGACTATCACGTTTCCACGATCCATCAGGCTCTTTTTCAACATTCTGGAATGCGTGAGACATCAAATCTTGCCACTCGGAACTCAGTGCATTTATACCTACAGCTGACTCCGACAATGTGGGATGTGTACAAATGAGTCGAATTATAGGCAAAAAGTACTTCCGCATAATT